CATAAAATCACTGAACTCAGATTTGAGGGAAGCGATGTTATAGGAAAAGCATCAATACTAAACACCCCTATGGGTAAGATCGTTGAAGGTCTGCTTGAAGGTGGAGTGAAGCTTGGTGTATCAAGTCGTGGTATGGGAACTCTTGTGAATAAACAAGGTGTGTCGCACGTTGGAAAGGATTTTATGCTTTCTACCGTGGATATCGTTCAAGACCCTTCGGCTCCAGAGGCGTTTGTCAATGGAATCATGGAAGGTGTTGAATGGGTATGGAACAACGGAATACTTTGCCCACAAGACATTGAAGAAATTGAGACTGAAATAAAGGAAGCTCGAGGTATGCGTTCATCGGATATTGAGATTAAAGCTTTTAAGAATTTCCTCTCTAAACTTGTAAATTCTTAATAGGAGAATACAAAATGTCAATAGACGAAAATAAACTAGAAAATGATCTAGCCGTCGATGGCATATCAGAAGATGCTGAAGAGCTTGAGAACGAGCTCGTTGAAGACCAACAAGTTGAAGACGAAGAAGTTCTTGATGAAGCTAAGGTAAAGGAAGAAGAAGACGAAGATGATGACGAGGAAGAAGTCGAAGAGTCAGCCGATGAGGAAGACGATGAAGACGAAGAGCCCGAAGTCAAGGAAGTTTCTATTCCGAAGACCAAAGCTGGAGTTATTCAAGCAGCAGTTGATATGTTGAAGAAAGCTAGAAAAGAAGATGCGCAGAAAATCTACGCTAAAATGGCGAAAGTTGATGAATCCGAAGATGATGGATCCGTTGATAAGAGTATTAAGGCCGCTCCACAGAAGAAAAACGACCTCAAGGCGAAAGCCAAAGTTGAGTCAGTTGACTTCTCTGAAGACCTCGATGCTGTAATCGCTGAAGAAGCTACATTATCTGATGGATTCCGTGGTAAAGCAGGTGCAATTTTTGAGGCAGTACTTACTAGTAAGTTAGCCCATGAAATGGACAGGTTAGAAGCAGAGTACGCGCAGAACCTTGAAGAAGAAGTTTCCGATGTTAAAAGTGAACTAGTTGAGAAGGTTGATTCCTACTTAAACTATGTTGTTTCTAACTGGATGGAGACTAATGAAGTTGCAGTAACTGAAGGTCTTAGGACTGAAATTGCTGAAGACTTTATGACTTCTTTACAAGCAGTGTTCAAAGAACATTATATAGATGTACCCGAAGGTAAAGTTGATTTGGTAGACGAACTCGCCGAACAAGTCAGTGAACTGGAAGAGACATTAAACAAAACCACAGAAGATAATATTAAACTACATGAATCGGTTCAAACTTTAGAAAGAGCTGATGTGGTAAGAGAACAATCTTCAGGGCTTGCAGACACAGAAGCTGAGAAACTAAGCACTTTGGTTGAAGATATTGAATTCGATAACAAAGATAACTTTGAAATGAAAGTTAGAGTTGTTAAAGAGTCATACTTCACAAAAGCAATTAGTGAATCAGTAGATGAACTATCAAGCATTGCTGGTACTGACGAGGTTCAAGCCGACGTTAGTGACACAATGTCAAGATATACACAAGCAATCTCAAAATTTAACAAGTAATCTAATAGGGGAAACATAAAAATGTTTAATTCAGATACAAATTTAATGGAAAAATGGGCTCCAGTCCTGGAACATGGTGACGTACCTAGCATCCAAGACAAGTACAAGAAAGCTACTACAGCTAGATTGTTGGAAAACCAAGAAATGGCACTTCGCGAGAATGCTCAACATCAGCAAGGCAACTTCATCTCTGAAGCAGCTGCAGCTAACAACCAGGCAGGTAGTGATATTGCTACTTTTGATCCCGTTCTTATCTCTTTGGTAAGACGTGCTATGCCTAATCTAATTGCATATGATATCGCTGGTGTACAACCAATGACTGGTCCTACTGGACTTATCTTTGCAATGAAATCTAAGTACTCTACACAGGATGGAACAGAAGCACTTCATGGCGAAGCTGATTCAGGATTCTCTGGTACAGGTACTCAAGAAGCAGGACCAACTGGTCTTGAAGGTGTTGACGGATCAACCGGTTCAGCAACAACTTTGGTTGATGATGACACTGAACACACTTTTGGTTCAGCTATGTCTACAGACGCTGCTGAAAGATTGGGTGTTGGCGCTAGTGGAGACGGTGCTTTCGGTGAAATGGCATTCTCAATCGAGAAAGCTACTGTAACTGCTAAGTCAAGAGCTCTTAAAGCTGAATACACTATGGAACTTGCACAAGACCTGAAAGCTATTCACGGTCTAGATGCTGAAGCAGAACTTGCTAATATTCTTTCTTCTGAAATCCTTGCGGAAATCAACAGAGAGATGATTAGAACTGTTTATGCAAAAGCTAATCTTGGTGCACTTCAATCAAACGTTGCTATTAAAGGCTTGTTTGACGTAAATGGTGATTCAGATGGTAGATGGATGGCTGAAAGATTCAAGGGTCTAGTCATGCAAATCGAAAGAGAAGCTAATGTAATTGCTAAAGACACAAGAAGAGGCAAAGGTAACTTTGTATTAGTATCTTCTGATGTTGCTTCAGCTCTTGCTGCTGCTGGTGTTATGGATTACTCTCCTGCATTGTCAACTTCTTTGAATGTTGATGACACAGGTAATACTTTTGCTGGTACTTTAAACGGCAGAATGAAAGTATATATTGATCCATATGCTACTGATGACTTCGTATGTGTTGGTTACAGAGGTACCAATCCATATGATGCTG